GGTGCCGTATCCGGTGCCGTAGCCGTTGCCGTAGCCAACTGGTCTGAACAGTTCAGTCATTCAACCCTCCTGCTTCGATGCGTTGAACAATTGCCGCAGCCCCGGCCATAGCCGTAGCCGTAGCCGAAGCCGTAGCCGCAGCCGTAGCCGTAGCCGTAGCCGTAGCCCCAGCCGTAGCCGTCGCCATCGCCGTAGCCGTAGCCATCGCCGTAGCCATCGCCGAAGCCGTAGCCGAAGCCGTAGCCGTAGCCGTAGCCGTAGCCGTAGCCGTAGCCGTAGCCATCGCCGTAGCCGTAGCCGAAGCCGTAGCCGTTGCCAACTGGTCTGAACATTACAACCCCCAGCTTTCAGAAACTGGTACACAGAAAATCTCTGCGCCAGCGGGAATATCTACATCAGCAATAGGGCGCAGATCAGCATTTGCTGTTTCAACCATTTTGGCAAAACCAATGCTTTCCCATTTGAATACATGCAACGCACGGCTCAGGCGGATGCGGCCATTCTCCCTGGTGACATCACCAGCAAAGATCCAGCCGCGATCTACGACTATCACTGCGCGGGTGCCGTTGGGCTGGGTAGCAGGAACAGAATCAGCGCGAACATAGTCAACGCCGTTGATTTGAATGGTTTCCATTGTTGTAAAAGAAAAAAAATGATAAATTAAAAAACAGGCTCTTCAGTTGCCGTTGTGCGCGGCAAGAATTCAAATCGTTGCACGCTAAGTACATGCTTGCTACGTTTATCGCCGGTAGTTTTGTCAATCCATTCTTGGCGTTTAATGTTGCCTGTAACCATAATGCAATCACCTTTCTTGCAACGGTTAACTATAAGCTCAGCAGACTTACCCCATACCTCTACGTCAATTGCATTATTGATATAATTGCCTTCTTTGTCCTTACCTTCAATAATGCCGCCGCCAAAATTAGCAACTGCGCTGCCGCTATCAAAAGCGCGTAACTGAGGGTCAGAAATAATGCGAACAATGCCGGATGCGTAAAGGCTCATGGGTTCAATGGTGTGATGTTATTAGCGGCCTCAAAGGCCAAGATTTGACTCAAGGGGTAACGAACGCGAGCGGTGCCAACGGGAACAGCAATACGCGATAGCGTTATGTATTCAGGGCCAACGCCTCTGGAGCGTTGATGCTTAATTGTTGCTGGCCGTAGACCCCACCTATCGGCCAGTTGTTCAGTTGTTAAATACGGTTCATTCATCAGCAAATGGATCAGACGGTAGTAACTCAGCTTCCTTTGCTAGTGCCAGCTTTAACAGTTCCTGGTACTGATCATCGCTTAGGTCACTTTTGCGGGTTTCCATGCGGCCAGTAACTTCTGTTAACTTGGCCATGCTATCAGCTTTGGCAATAGCAGCCTTGCCGGCTTGGAAGATCTTTACATCACCCGCAGGCGTTGCAGATACGGTAACCGGTTCAACCGCTTGATCCATCTCGTCAGTGCTATAAACACCAGACATATCAGCCGGAAATGCCTTACGTAACGCCAATGCCTCAGAACATTTAGCAATCATCGCGGCTGGCATTTTGGACCACAATCCTTGCCCAGCGTTGTAGTCAGCAAACCGTGCAACACCAACAAATGGATGCTGGCAGCCCTTGCGGTGGATGATGGTCTTAGCAGCAGCAGGTGGCTTGCTGCCTAGCCATACGTCAGCCCATTGGCCATCTTCACCGCACCAAAAGGTTTCGGAGCCATCAAGCTGGCCGGTGCGCTCTGCAATAGCTCGTAGACCATCAATGCCAGCCTGAATGGTCATCTTGCCGCCACGCTTGATGGCGTAGATCTGCTTTGAGAATGGATCTAGACCAGTACGCTGGCAGGCATAAGCAAACAGCCGCAGCTCGTCGTTACTGCAGCCAGGCGCAATAGTGGTGCTAATTAGCTGCGTTTGCTCTGGTGTCCAAAGGGCAAGGTTAGAAGTCATCAGAAGTAATGGTTGAGTTGGTTGTTAATGCCCAGCTTGGTAAGCTAAGCGTTTGGCATTGGTTGCCGTAACCTGGCCATTCATTAGTGGCATGGCAATCGGCAATAATACGCATATTATGCTGCCGTAACTCATTGGCTACAGACATTGCTGCAACATCAAGCTGATAAACAGCAACTGCATATGGCGCAGTTTTTTCTACTGCAATGAATATAAATTGCTTAGCATCAGGCAACCCAGCTAAGTAATGGCTTGCCTGTACGTGGTAACCAAAACTAGCAATACTACGCGCAAAACCTTTAGGGCTAGCGTCTGTCGTAGTTTTAAGGTCTACTACCGTAAACCCATCAAACCAATCAGGTCGGCATTTGCAGCGCAAACCAGTCACAATGTCATCCCACCAAAAGGATTGCTCAGCTATACCTTGTGCTAGCAGTGCAGATGCTGCAGGGTGCCGATGCACGCTGTCGGCCATGCAATTAGCGGTGAGCATGTCGCTGGCGGTAACCGCTTCGATGCCAGCAGCAGCCATCTGCTCAGCCTGCTCCTTGCCTGCCTTGGTATTGCGTGGCCCGCAAACGCTATAACGGCTTGCTAGCTCGCTGGGTTCCAATACAGCGCAATGCACCAATGAACCCAGCCGCATAGCAGCAGTCGGTTCTACCGGCACCCGCCGAGGGTCTAAATACCGTGCCCAATAGTGGTAAGGCGATTGCATTACCGCTTTTAGGTGGCTGGCGCTAACGGCAGGGTCAGAATGGTATTCAGCGTTTGTAGTCATCTCTAAGTGCTCGGTGAAGGTTTGACGCGGGACCATAGGTAGCGCTTAACTCAGGCCAGGTTCTAAACAATCGATCACGGTTTGACGGGTCAGCCTTTAACCCAGCCGCTGCCAATGCTTTAAAAAAACTACCGCCATATTCAACGGCAGTCATCAATGTCCAGTGCTGTTCGATTGGGTTCATTTGTCGAGCTGGTGATATGCAAAGGGCTGAGGCGCGGTGCCAAAACTGCTAACAATGGCGCCAAATGTAGAAGCAACAATCAAAAATGATAGAATGTTAGCCATAATTTTGTGGTTGGGGTGATTGCCAGATTGGGTGCGGCTCTGGCAGGCCGCTTGGGGTTAGATTTCCCGGATGCTCGTTAGCGGCCAGGGGTTGTAGTAGATACCGCCGTAAGGCAAGAATGAAGCGCCAGGTACCAGTAGGGGACCGTCTCCTGTGTTGTAGATCCAGAGATCAACTTCACGCCCGTCAGCAGTGGTGCCGATGGCGTCGATGACACCTCCATTGGGGTCTGGTTCGTAAGTGAAGTCGATCTGGGCGATGGCTTTGAGGATGTTCATGATTCTCGTGTTGGGGTGGAAGCTCTCGCCTCCTGTCCCCATATCCTACACCATGGTCAATCCCTGTCTTTCACAACGTGCAAGCTGCAGCAATCAACTGCGCTTTGCTGGTTTTGCGGCGGATGCCGGTAATGGCTTGCAACTCGCGGCAGGTCAGTTGCTCTAGGTCAGCAGCAACCGCCAGCAACGGATGCATCAGCGGCGCCACAGCAGGCGCACGCTTGGCGATTACTGAGGTGATGCGGTCATTCAATCGATGCAGCCATTTGCCGCAGCAATAGCCAACGACATATACAGCCACTAGCACCGCAGCAACAACGCGAACAATGCGCTCAATGTGTGGCGCCCAATCAGCAGTCAAAATGGTTTTCATGGTTTTGTGGTTGGGGTGGTGGGCCTTTCGGCTTGTGCGCATCCTACGCCTTAATCCGCCATAATCAACTATGCACAGTCACAATCCGTAACGCATAAAAAAAGGGGGACCTTGTGGCCCCCAGTAATTCAGTCTTCCTCGGTTGCGCGATCAACCATTTCGATGATCCGATCAGCAGCCTTGATCAATCCATCAACCTCTTGACGAAAGCGGCGATCGGATTCCTCAAGCTCAGCGATCAGTTCGGCAAGGCTTTCAGACAGTTTCATGTTTCTAGGTTCGGGGTGATGCCGCCATTGCTGGCGACATGAAAACAATATCACCATTGTCAACCATTGTCAACCGTTGAGATTTGAGTGCCGGGCCAACCGGCGACGCAGGCTTATTCAGGCCCTGTTGCTCTCGGGTTTAACGGCCTCGTGTGAGCTGTTCGGCCGGCGGTTGAGTTTTGCGAGTGGACCGCTTCCCCTCGTGAGTCCATAATACACCATGCGCTGATGTGGTCAACCCTATGTAGCCATAATCCGTAACGCATCCTCGACAGACCGTGCCACGACTGCAATGCCGCCGGCGGCTTGCACTGCATCTAGCCATTGCTGCTGCTCTGGCTTAACCCTGCCAGTAAGGGTCTTGACCTCGATGCTGGTGAACACCGCCACCTGGTGGCCGACCATTTCGGCGGTGATCGTGCGTGTCGTCCACCCAATCAGGTCAGCGCTGCCTTTACACAGGCCAAACTGCACCGGGCGGCCATTACGGTCTACCAGCGTGCCGGTGTTATTACGAAACAGTCGGCAGACGCCTTTGCTGCAGGCGATGCGGATCTGCTGCTGAATGGTTTGTTCAGATGCCATGCCTCTTAGCCAGTCGCGCCTGGTAGACCCGTTCCGCCCATCCTCGCTTGTAGCCGCGTTGCTGTGCTAGCTCGCGTAGGGATTCCAGGTCAGTGGCTGATGACTGCTCGCGCCGCTTGGTTGCCGCCATCTCCACCAACTCTCCATCCACCTGCCGCAATTCCCGCACCTCGCTGCGGAATACATGACCGCAATCACCACATACCTGCGCAGCGCTAGCGCTGGTGGCAAAGCACTGCGGGCATACCTTGACACTCGGCGCTGCCTCTCGGTCACGCTTGCGCAAGCCGTCTAGCGTCCAGTCGCGCTCCTCTAGGTGATGGCCTAACCGCAAAGTGTTGCCGACGTGATCTAGCACTACCGCACGCTTGCCTGGTTGTGGGCGCAGGCAGCGACCAATCATCTGCAGATGCAGCGCCACGCTCGCAGTAGGGCGCAGCAGAATACAACCACCGACGCTTGGTACATCCACGCCTTCACCAATCAACGCGCAACTGGTCAGCACCTTGAGCTTGCCGGTGCCTAGGTCTGCCAGTAGTTGCCGGCGTGTGGCGGTGTCCATGCTGCCATCAATACTGGCCGCGGCGATACCGTTGCGCTGGAACAGATCCGCTACCGCTTCCGCGTGCGCAACGCTGCAGCAGAACGCAATTGCTGTTTGCCCTGGCAGGTGCTTGCGGTAATGGCTCAGGCAATCACCATGGATGCTGGCGACACGCTCCTCAGCTTGGTTAGTGTCAAAGTCACCCATCCGCTTACGCAATCCAGCGCCATTAAACCCGGGTGGCGCCAACACCTTGGCTGCGGCAAGGAAGCCTTCATCCGTCAGTTGTTGCGCTGTTGGACCTTGCACCATTGACTGGTAATGCTCGCCAAGGCCGCGTCCGTCGCTGCGGATTGGTGTTGCGGTAACACCTAGCAGCTTGGCAGAATGGAAGTGCTCGATCACCTTGGCCCAGGTGCCGGCGCTGGTGTGGTGCGCCTCGTCTACCACCAGCAACTGAAAGAAGTCGCGTGGCAGCAGGTGTAACCTGCGGGCTACGGTTTGCACTGATGCAACCTGCACGGTGCGAGATAGATCCATGCTGCGGTTGGCGGCAATGATCCCATGCGGCATCGGCATCGACCGGCTGGCTTGATCCAGTAGCTCCTGCCGGTGGACCAGAATGAGCACGCGGTTGCCTTTGATGCTGGCGGCTTGCGCGATATATGAGAAGCAAACGGTCTTGCCGCCACCGGTGGGCAGTACAGCTAGGACCGATCGGTGCCCTAGCTGGTACTGCAGGCGGATGTCGGTGATGAGTTGGGCTTGGTAGGGTCTTAATTGCATCAATCCATCCCTTCTATATCTAGCAATTCTGTTTGGTCCGGGGTGCGCGTATCCTCTACCGCGATCTGCATATTTTTAATTGCTTGCTTGTAATACGACTCTTTTAGCTCAATACCAATACCGCGCCGGCCAAGTTGCACTGCGCCATACACTTCACTGCCTACGCCCATAAACGGGGTTAGCACGGTCTCGCCAGGGTTAGACCTAAGGCATATAGCACGGTCGATTACGTCCAATTGCAGCGGGTGAACGTGCTTCTCGTCATCTGGGTCTTTACCATCACGAAATGGCAAGACCCGCCCCATGTTGATGTCATCCCAAATTGATGACGCATAACGACGCCAAATCCAATGGCTAAAGCGGTTTTCAGTTTGCTTGCCTTTCCATCCTTTGTACTTATGAAGCTCTACTGGGATAGGGCATTCGCCAGCGTAGTGATCAAGTCCAGTCGGGTGCGCAACTGGGATAATATTCTCGCCGCTGCGCCGAAAGATCAACAAGTAATCAGCACTTGCAACACCTGCATAAGCGCCATCATCAACAATTGTTTTATGCGCCAAGCTCTTTACCATCGTGCGATTGCGCACCCATAAAGGTTCTTTCCATATCGTATGGCGAGCTACAAAATGCCAGCCGTGCTGTTGGTGCAACTCAATAATCTTGCCAGGCAGATCAATTAATGAATCCTTACCGCTGTTGCCGCTTGATATATCCGTGCAATGCACAGCAGTTAAACGACCAGGCAATGTCAAGCGGTGTAGGTCTCCTACTACAAAGCCGTAATGATCCATAAATTGATCATAGTCTTTGCAGTTGCTAATATCGCGCTCGTTTGAGCTGTAAACGTACAACCCAGCAAAAGGCGGCGAATAAATCGAAAAGTGAACAGATGCCGTCGGCAGGCTTTGCATTACCTCAATGCAATCGCCGTTATAAATTGCATAGCGGTCAGTGATCACAGCCATGATGGAACCTCAATAGGAGTGGTGTTGTATTCTTTGCGCTGGATATCCAGCGAGTGATTCATTTCAGTAACAAGATTGCCAAACATTTGCTCAGCCTGTCCGCGTTTGCGTTGCAGGTTTTGCATAATTCGCCGTTCGCCTTCGGTCAAGATGATGTCAACCGTTACAGGTCGCTTTTGACCAAATCGCCAGCAGCGTCTAACCGACTGGTAATACTGCTCAAAGCTATGCGAAGGGAAATAAGTGATGTGATTGCAGACTTGAAAATTCAAGCCCCAAGCGCCAATTTTTGGTTTAGTAATTAACACCCTCAACCGACCTTCCGCAAAGTCAATTAAATGGCGCTCCTTGACCTCATCTTTGTCTTTACCAGATACCTGTACCGCATCAGGTATTAGCTGCTGCAGCAAGTCGCCCTCTTCGTTCAGGTGACACCACACCAGCGCCGGCTGGCCAGTATCGGCAACCATGCTGGCTACTTTCTCACAACGCTCTTTGACGGTGCGCTTCTTTTCAGCGCGCTGCTCGCGCAGGTCTGTTGCTGGTATGGCAAACAGCATCCCCTCGGGCACTGTGGCAGTTTCGATTAGGTGGTCAATCTCGCTCAACCCTGGCAACACAAACCGACCATCATCAAAGCCAAGATCTGATGGTTGGCGGCACGCTCTAGCCCAGCTAGTAACCCAACGCCAAAATGGTTGTTCGGCGTGGCCTTTGAAGCGCCACTTGGGGGCTTCGCCATACATGCGCCGGCTAGTCAAGTTGTTCTGATCGTTCTTAAAAAACCTAGCCAGCATGTCCATGTGGCCCATGTAGCCGAGAGCCTCGGAACTGGTGCCTAGCTCGATAAAGTCATTTGGCGCTGCGGTGGCAGTCGCCAACAGCCTATAAGGCACCTTGCGCATGAAGTCGGTGATCTCATTGCGGCGAGCACCGTCAAATGACTTGAGAATGCTGGACTCATCGCAGACCACGCCAGCAAAGTCTGCTGGCTTGAAATGCTCAAGCCGCTCGTAGTTGGTGATCACGATGCGACCGGGCACAGTGCCGTCGCTGCTGCGGTGACACTTGATGCCAAACTTCTCACCTTCGCGGATGGTCTGCGCAGCAACGGCCAAAGGCGTCAGGATCAGCACTGGCTTATCGGTATGACGTGCCACGTTTTCAGCCCATGTGAGCTGCATGGCGGTCTTGCCTAGCCCGCAATCGGCAAAGATGGCAGCGCGACCCTTGCGGACCGCCCATGTCACCAGCGACTGCTGGAAATCAAACAATTGCGGCGGCATCCATATCGGCTCAAAGCCATGGGCGGCGCCAGCGTGTGTTTTCTGGTCTAGGAAGTCTTGGTAGGTCATGGCAGTGTGCGACCACTTGCAACCGTAGCAGCCACTGCTACGCTTGGCAAGTATCCCGCCCAGCACCGTGCGCCTTAGTCATCCAACCCATATACGACTCAGCGCAGACCTATTGCAGCGGTTGGATAAATGGCGTGGTGATCGCATGTCGCGTGCTACTGCCATCAGGCTGCTGCTAGAGCAGGCACTGGCCACCAAATGACCATTACAGACCTAACCAACGGCAGGTGGCTGGACCTGCTGGCTCAACTTGCTGGCCTTACATCCGATCAGCTCACCGATAAGCACCAGCCATGTCCCCTATGCGGTGGTGAAGACCGCTACAGGTTTGATGACCGCGACGGCAGCGGTTCATGGTTTTGCAATCAATGTGGCGGCAAAGACCAACGTGGTGGTGGCGGCACCGGCATGGATCTATTGATGCGCCGCAATGGTTGGACCTATCCCGAGGCTTGCCGTCGCATCGAGCAGCATCTAGGCCACATGCCAGAGCCACCAACTAAAGGCGCTGAATACATCTGGCGCTATACCGATACCTTTTATGTATGCCGGTTTCCAGCTAAGCGCATCCGGCCGCTTTGGTGGGATAGCACCCAATGGTTATGGAAAGCACCGCCAGCCCCACGGCCTTTATATGGCACGCAACAGTTAGCAGCTAACCCCAGCGCACCTGTACTAGTAGTAGAAGGCGAGAAGGCTGCTGATGCTGCAGCGTTGCTATACCCATCAGCCGTAGCAGTCACCTGGCCCAGTGGTTGCAAGGCCATAGATAAAGCCAATTGGTCACCGCTTGCCGGCCGGCGTTGCGTGCTATGGCCTGATGCTGATGCCGTTGGCCGTGATGCCATGGCAAAGCTAGCCATTCGCCTGTTAAAAGCTGGTGCCGCTCAGGTGCGCATCATTCAGCCGCCATCTGACGTACCAGAAGGCTGGGATTTAGCTGATGCAGATTGGAGCGTTGCTGCCGCTGCTGCCTACCTCAAGGCCAACCGCTCCGCGCCGATCCTGCTGCCGGAGCTGGCGCTAGAGCCAGAGCCAGAGCCGATCATTGAACCTGATCCATTACCAGATGGCAATAATTATTTCACTTGTTTAGGTTTTGATCACGATGCTTTTTATTATCAGCCGCATAGCACCGGTCAGGTAACTAAACTAAGCCGCAGTTCACATACCAGCACTAACCTATGCGCTATCGCGCCATTAGGTTACTGGGAGTCATTATACCCAAGCAAAACCGGCGTTAACTGGACTGCAGCAGCTAGCAGCCTATTTGAACGGCAGTCACAAGCAGGTATCTACAGCCCTGACCGCATCCGTGGCCGCGGCGCCTGGTGGGATCAACGTCAATCTGTCCTGCACCTTGGCGATCGCCTAGTTCTAGCGGTTGGCACTGCATCCATATCAGATGGCGTGCGCGGCAGCCGTTACCTATACCAGCGCCTAGGTGCCTTACGTGGCCCAGGTGCTGCTACTCCACTAACCGACGCAGAAGCTTTTGTTATCGCTGGCCTATCAGAGCGATTCCATTGGGAAGTGCCAGCATCTGGCCTATTACTGGCTGGTTGGGCCGTGCTGGCGCCTATATGTGGTGCACTCGACTGGCGGCCTCATATCTGGCTAACGGCAGGCGCTGGTTCCGGCAAATCCGCCATTCTTGATCGCTATATTGCGCCATTACTGGGTGATCTAGCGCTTCATGTAGCTGGTAACACCAGCGAAGCTGGCCTACGGCAAACCCTGAGGGCTGATGCCCTGCCAGTGGTATTTGACGAAGCCGAGAGCAATGAACGACCAGATCAGCAACGTATGCAGGCCGTGTTATCACTGGCCCGGGTGGCCAGTAGTGAATCACGGGCCCAAACAATAAAAGGCAGCGCCGAAGGTGACGCCCAGCGATATACCATCCGCTCAATGTTCCTAATGAGCAGCATTGCAACTGCCCTTAAGCAAGGTGCTGACAAATCACGTTTCGCTCAACTTACCTTACGCAATCCAAATGAAATGCCAAAAGCAGAACGCTTGGCTCATTGGGAAGAATTAGACCATGACCTAGACCGCCACATAACAGAACAAATTGGCCAGCGCTTACAAGCGCGTACAATATCTTTGATACCTACAATAAGGCAGTCAATTAAAGTATTGACCAGAGCGACTGCAGAGGCTTTTGATAGCCAACGCCTAGGTGATCAATACGGCACATTATTAGCTGGCGCATGGTCCCTGCAGTCTGATCAGATAATTACTCGCGATCAATCATGGGCTTTAATTGAACAGAACAACTGGGAACCATACAGCCAATCAACTGAAATACCAGATGAACAGCGCTGCCTGCAATGTATATTACAGCATCAGATCCGCGTTGAAGCTGATAAAGTTGTAACTAGAACTATAGGCGAATTAGTGGAATTATCGCTGGCTTATAGCAGTGATATTGCAATAACAAAGCAGCTCGCAGATGCCACGTTAGGCCGCAATGGCATAAAGGCAGAGGACGGTCGGGTCGTCATCAGCAACACCGCTAACGCCATCGCTGCAATCTTGGCTGATACGCCATGGTCCAATTGCTGGCCCACTGTCCTAGCCCGCCTGCCAGGCGCAGCCAAAGCAGGCGTAACACGCTTCAAAGGCATGACAGGCTCGTCTAGGGCTACCTCCGCACCGCTCCAGCACCTTTAGTGTTACGCCTGTTACGGTCGCTGTAACGCTGAGATCCCTTGCGCTGCAACGGTTGTTACGGAAATTACGTTTGTTACGGTCTGCAGGAAGATCCCCCCCTATAAATAAAGCCATATACCTACCTATTTTTCCCTATGTATATGTATCTGGTAAAAGGTGTAACAACGTAACAAAAGGGAAAAAACCCTGTGGTACCAGTCGGTTTCGCTGTTACAGCGACCGTAACACGACCGTAACAGGCGTAACAACGCTAAATTGCATCACTTCCGGCTTTGCTTGATGCCTGAAATCAAATTCCACGTTTCCGATCACGAGCTAGCACAGTTGAATGCTGCTGCTGTTGCTGCCGGCAAAAACCGTGCTGCTTATATCCGCAGCCGTGCGCTTGCTAAATTGACCACGGTGGATTACCATTCACTGGTGGCTGGCGCCGTTCGTCAAATGCACGGCGACATCCCACGTGGCAAAATTGAACACCTCGTCGCATATGTCATCAATCAAACAGCAACCGGTGATCGAAACCCTTCGTGCTCTACTGACCGAAGCGCTTGCAGTCGCGGCTGCAATCCGTGACAATGCCCAAGATGATCAGCAGCCATTACCTGCTGACATAGCTGAATCGCTTACATCCATCGCATCCACAATCAATGAAGCTTGTAATCAGTCAATCCGAACTCAACAATGCCCTGCGGATGGTGGCACGTGCCGTCGGTAGTGGTCGCACGCATCCCATCCTTGCTGGTGTGCTCCTGTCCGCAACCGATGGTTTACTGACCGTCACCGCATACGACATGGAGTTAGGCATCACGACCGCCATCAGCGCCTCCGTAGAGGCCCATGGCGAGACCGTCGTGCCCTATCGGCTGCTGTCGGATATCATCGGCCGCTTAGACGCCTCAGAGGCCATTTCCTTGGCCGTTAGCGATAAACGCCTAGCTTTGACCTCACTGAGCGGTTCCTACAGCCTCTCAGTGGCATCTGCGCTTGATTTTCCAGCCCTGCCCGTGGTGGATGCTGCTAATGGCATTACCGTTGACCTCACAGCCGCATTAGCTGCTGTAATGCCAGCGGCTAGCACCAATGACAGCAAGCAATTGCTCACAGGTGTTCACATCACCACTGGTCGAGTAGAAGCAACTGACGGTCACCGCCTAGCGGTTTGCGCCACCGACCTAAACGCTGATCTAGACGTGGTCCTACCTGTGCGTTGCCTGCAGCAGGTACGCCAGCCAGCAGTTATTGCCATCAGCAAAGGCCAGGTGGGCATTGCCTTGGCTGATGGCACTCAAATTACCAGCCGCACCTTAGAAGGCACTTATCCAAGCGTTCAGCAGCTTATACCAGCAGAATTTGCACACTCGCTAACCGTTGATCGCGTACAGTTGTTACGTGCCCTAGAGCGCGTTGCTATAATTGCCGTTAATCATAATTCAGTTGTTAAACTATCAACTGCAACTGAGGTGCTTGCAATTACAGCCGAAGTTGATGCCAATAGTGGCGCCGAATCCATCGAAACAACTGGCACCTTACCAGATCTTGCCATAAACGTTACCTACTTGATTGATGGTCTTAAAACCATGGATGCTAAATCTGTTACAATATCAGCAAACACCACAACCACACCCGTTACCTTGACACCTGATGGCTAAGATAGTCATACTTATCTCATCATGCCTGTTCAAATCCGAAGCTAAATGCCCATCCCAATCGACTCAGCTAACAAATGACTAAACTAATGCGTAAGCATTATAAACTCAACTACGACCTAATCGAAAAGGTTCGTATTTTATCGGAATTTGGCGGCCCATTAGAACATATCGCAGCCGCTGTTGGTGTTTCGTATAGAGCAATTAATGAATGGATTGCTAATGCAAAAACTGATAAATCTACTCAGCTAGAAATGCTGCTTTTGCAAGCTATTGAAGAAGGTCGCGCTAAAGGTGGTATGCGTCTTGCTAATATCATTGCAAAAGCTGCTGATGAAGGCAGCACAAAAGATGCCCAATGGATGCTCACTCACTCACCAGCGTTCCGTAAGCATTACAGCGATAATGCAGCAATCCTAAGAGCAAAGCAGGAAGGTATTGAATTAGCAGTGCAGGCACTAGCTGAATCTGACCTGCCGCCGGAACAAGAACGTAATCTGCTATTACGTATTCAATCGAAAACCGGCGAGCAGTTAGTAGATGTCGAAGATTCTTAAACGATTAGCTGATATTGAGTTAGATCGCACCTATAAGGAAGAATTTGATTTAAATGTTGCGTTAGAGCTTATCCAAGCTGATCTGCACCCTGGCCAGCTTGCTTTTGTAGATGACACCGCCACCCAAATATTGGGCATCAGCGCTGGGTACGGCGCCGGCAAGACCAGGGCGCTATGCGCTAAGGCGGTGATGCTAGCCGCGGCCAATCAAGGCTTTATCGGTGCTGTGATGGAACCAACAGGCCCATTGATCCGAGACATCTGGCAGAACGACTTTGATGATTTTCTAGAGGCGTACGAGATCCCATATACGTTCAGCGTCACCGCTGCCAGAGTACATGTTGCACCTGCCAGGTGGTGACACCAAGATCTTGTGCCGCAGCTTTGAGAACTGGAGCCGCATCATTGGTTTGAACCTTGCCTGGGTGTTGGCAGATGAGATCGACACTGTGGCGCCAAGCATTGCCAACAAGGCATTCCCTAAAATCCTTGGCCGTTTGCGTGCTGGTAATGTCCGCCAATTTGCAGCAGCATCAACACCAGAAGGCTTTCGGTGGATGTGGAATACATTTGGCAGTGATGAAGCAAAGGCAAGGCCAGATCGGCATTTAATCAGGATGCGAACTGCTGATAATCCACACCTACCGCCTGATTTTATAGAACGGCTAGAAGCTAACTATGACCCTAGTTTGCTACGTGCATATCTAGACGGTGAGTTTGTTAACCTAACAACTGGTCAGGTTTATGATAGGTTTGATCGCCATAAGCATGTAATAACTGAGTTGCCAGATCTTGATCGCGAGGCATTACGTATTGGTGTTGACTTTAACGTTGGCAATATGTCAGCCATCATTGCCGTCAGGCTTGCCGATAGGCTGCTAGTCATAGATGAAATAAGCGGTGCGCATGATACAGATGCACTAGGAGCCGAGATAGTAAGGCGTTACCCAGGCAGGCGCCTTTATGGTTATCCAGACGCTAGCGGCGGCAATCGTTCAACTAATGCAACGCAAACCGATATTCAAATCCTGGAGCAGTATGGCATCAGCAACCAATCACCACGTGCTAACCCACCAGTACGTGATCGTGTTGCAGCAGTGCAGGCATTATTAGAAAATGGCAAAGGGCAGATACGGCTGCAAGTGTCAGAAACTTGCAAGCGCACTATTGAATGCCTTGAGCTGCAAAGCTATACCGAGAAGGGTGATCCAGATAAAGACGCAGGTTTTGATCACATGAATGATGCGTTAGGTTATTTGGTGTGGCGTGAATTTAATCCGCTACATGCTGGTGCAGGCCGTGGCACTGGTGGTAGAGTGTATTAAAAGCGCTGCTTTGATATGCAGGTCAATGACCCAAAGAGCGTATGGCGTAACCAAGAACCGCATTGGATTTTAACAGAAA